ATCGAACTCGGGACAATTGGAGTTTAGCAACTAAACGAATAGTTATAATAATTCAAAATTACAATCCAATGCTCTACCAACTGAGCTATCGCACGGTGATGCCGACAGGATTTGAACCTGCGCTCTTCCGAACCAGAGCCTTAATCTGGCGCCTTAGACCACTCGGCCACGGCATCGTATACAAAAGCTATTGCTAGGATTTGAACCTAGGTGATTGGATTCAAAGTCCAAGATACAATAGCTCCCCGTATTTATTTTGTTTGTATTCTTTAAGTAAGAATGTTCATTCCGATTTTAATATCGATTCTTCTACTGGTACTCGTTACAGTTTTTTTACGTCGATCCCGTAAAAACCCAGGGTATAAGTGTTTCCTTATCACTATCCCAACATCTTCCAGAAGACGTCAAAACTTTCTAGGAAATCATAATTCATCTATACCATTAGAACTCATATACAGTGAAGATACAAAGATACTAACAAATGCAATGAAATACAAATCCCTTATTGAAAAAAAACACTATAATGAATCTTTACGATTACACTATAACAGTCAGCATAAAAGACCCGATATAACACATTTCAATTTAGGAGCTATAGGGTGTTATATGGGTCACATGGACTTTTATAAACGATGTTTTGATCAGGGTCTTAAATATGCCGTTGTTTTCGAAGATAATGTAATCGTAAAAAATAATCAGTTTTATCACGAAATACAAAAGGTTATAGACACTAAAAAAAATAATTTTGAAATGTGCTTTTTTCATTGTTTATCGAGATATATCGATACAAGTGTGCCTGTAGAAAACGATATTGAACGCGTTAAATGGATATCAAGCTGTAAATGTTACCTCATAAACGTCGATAATATGAGAAAGTATTATAAACACTTTTTTCCTATAGATAACCATGTTGATATGAAACACGAAGATCTTATCGCGAAAGGTGCGCGTATTTACTATAAAGATTTACGAAAATATATGGAAATAGATCGTTCGGGTCCGAGTACTATTGGTCATAGTGATTGGAATCGTAAAGAGTTCTTTTCTAGACAGTACCCAACAAAAACAACAAAAGTTCTTACATACGGATACTAAATTAGTTCCATGGTATATCTTGTGGCCGAAACCGACACCCATCTTTTAAAAAGTTAACAAACTGTTTAAATTCTGGTTCAGATATATCTGTATTTTCCATAGAATCGAGAACGTTACCAACATATTCGTTATATTTTATATGATTACCCCTATGTGTAAGTCTATTCTCACGCAAATTACCAATTTCACGCGGCATCATTATTATATTCTCACTCGCGTGGATATCATAGTTTACCTTTTCAATAATTGGGTGACTCTTGAACTCTTTTGGTATGACGTGATGGTCCTCGACGTTACGAACATTCCATCTAAGTTTGAATGTTCGTCTGAGTAATGACCCGTATCGCATACTATAGTTTTGAAATACTTCTACGCCGAGACGCATCATTGAATCTTCCAATTCATCAACTTCTTGCCACGCCGCAAAACACTCCTCTGATGTTCCAGAAACGTAACACTTTTCATCCGCCTCGTCGAGTGCTTCTGCAAACCTAAACTGAAGACGTGGGTTCTCGAACGTTTGAAACGCAATATTTACTTTTTTACTGTATGTACCTTCGAGAATGTTCTTACGTATTTGGTTACGTTTATTTTCGGGGGACGGGGGAATTGAAGAAACTCTGATCATTTACTTTTTAACGTGGTATATCTTTAACACGTTAAAAAGTATGTGTGATCCCAGCGGGGGTCGAACCCGCGGCCTCGGCGTTGCATTTGTGACGATAAAGTCACTTAGGTATACTGAGAATGTATAAGCACCGCGCTCTAACCAACTGAGCTATAGGATCATATCTATACATCAACCATAATCTTTATACCCCACACGAAGGGTGAGACTCTAAATCTAGTGAGTGTCTCGGTGTTGGTAATTCTTTATCTGGTGTTTTTGGACGCGTCATCCATTTTTTTATAGCTTTTGATACGCGTGAATCGTCTTGTTTAATTAGTTCACTATTTGAAATTATACTTAACCCGTTACACACGTCGGGTTTATTTTCTTTATCCGGAAACGTTTCGTTAAACGCCTCTATCGTGTGCCCGGGTATATCGGGTGCTTCATCAAGTAATCGATCGTATTCTAAACGCACTTTATTTACAAATTCTAAAACGTCTTCACGATATTTCGTTTCGAGTGATAATTCCATATCAATGTTCCTATAGAATTTTGAGTATTGGACGGACATGACCGAGTGTGCTTCCATCATACGCGAAGAATTGTTAAACTTTGATATTGATGTAAGTATACCCGCAATAACATTCAAAAACGCGAAAAAATATTGAAAAATAACAATTTTTTGTTTTTGTTCGGTCGACATGTTTTGATCATTAGGACTTAAAACCGCAAACCCGCCAACACCCGTAATACTCGATATAACTATACACGGGTACGATAACCAATCGTTCTGTTTCTTATAAAACATACGCGCGTGATTGTGTAACCATCTGTATCCGGCAGCTTTTTCGGCCCATCGGATTAGGAGCTGTTCTTGTTTTGGACACCAATGATGTTGTTCTGGTATGTCTTCTCCCATTACTCTTTCTTAGAAAATAAATAGGCATACTCACGAGCCTGTGTATCAACAATCTCGTTCTTTTCGTTTCCATTGTGTGCCTTGACCCACTTTATATCAACAAAATCAATTTTACGCAATAGGTATAACATGCGTATCCATAAATCCTTATTCTTTACGGGTTCACCTTTACTCGTTTTCCAACCGTTACGTTCCCAGTTTTTCGACCATTCGAGTAATCCCATTTTTACGTAGTTACTGTCTGTATATACAGTTACAGTATCGTGTCCTAATTCTATACACTTCTCGAGTGCTTTTACGACCGCGGTCATTTCCATTACATTGTTTGTGGTTACTTTAGCACCACCTCGACCTATAAAGTCGTCTATAATATATGCCCAACCACCGGGACCAGGGTTTCCCAGACAACTTCCGTCTGTGTAGACTTCTATCATACTTACTAGTATATACGATAAAATCTTTATATTTCAACAACGTGTTCCTTTTTATACGGGAAACAGTAATAGTAACATTTAACCACATGATTAAACAATATACATGAACCACATACCGTTCCAAAAATTATTAAAAATGTGTATGTTGGTTCCATTTATATAGTACACGCGTAATTCTTTATGTTTCAGTTTCAGTATCATCACAACACGATTTTGGGCAGAAAAGTGATAAGATTATAACACCAAGTACGGTAAAAGTTACTGATATTCCAATTATAAAATTCATTATATCAGTATCACTACTTAAAATTTTAAGTCTCTTTGAAACAAAATGAACCATTACCAAGATTGGGATCCAGTCGTTATTCGTGGCAAAATTGATAAAACACGAGAAAAAGAAAAATACGTCAAGTTCATGGGTCAGGAAATTAGGTTACCGAAACGGGGTCAATATTCGGGAAAATCACCGGAACAAAAGCTCGAAGAAGCCGAATTAGCCGGTACACACAAGAAAGTCAGTAAAGAAACAGGATTAACGATCCAACGAGCACGTGTTGCAAAACAGTATACGCAAAAGGATCTCGCGGGTCTTATACATGTATCAACAGATATCATCTCTTCATACGAATTAGGTAAATCAATTCCGGATCCTAACGTTATGCAAAAACTGCGTCGAGTTTTGGGGGTTAAACTTTAAAATTTGGTCTAAATTTTAATTTTTAAATTGTAAATTTTATTTATTTTTTAAATTTTTAAACGCTTAATAGACGCTTAGTTGGAGAACGCGAGGCCACCCATACCCGATTGGATTCTGAGGACGTTGTAGTTCGTCGCGAACATGTTAAGAGTGGTCTTGTCCGAATCAGACTTAACCGCAATGGAGACTTGCGCGTTGTCGATTCTGGAGAAGTTACAGGTACCCGTTGGTTGATGCTCTTCTGGCTTGAGCGCAAAAGAGTACGAGTAGATCCCCGCCATTGGGGAGGCGGAGTGGTGGACAAATGGTTGAACAGTGTTAAAGTACTTACCACCTTGTTCCTTGAATCTGTCTTGACCGTTGAGGACCAATTTGAAGGAAGACAATGGACCCGAAGTTTCTTCATCGAATTGCACATCGCCGATCAAAACTGGCGCACCCGCGGCACCTGGGGAAACCGACACGTTAGAGGCAACATCCGCCGACATCAAGGAAGACACCGTAATCGCGGTGTCAGTAAAGTTCCACAATTGGTTGGCGTCACCAGTAACACCGGAGGCTTCAGTGGCACACCAGACCAATTCCTTGACTGGGTGGTTGTACGACAATCTGATTTGCTTGGTAGAACCGGGAGAAGCCAAAGAGTCCGCACCAGTGTGTTGGACTTGCTCGATCAAGTATTCGTGACCCTTTTGCGCGAATCGTCTACGCTCTTCAGTGTCAAGGTAGATGTAGTTACCCCACACCTTGAACGAGTCGAAGTTAGTGTCGTAGACACTGGACAAGTCAAAGTCAATTCTGACTTCGTGGTATTGCAAGGCAATCAATGGCAAGGCCAATCCTGGGTTTCTGTTAAAGAAGAAGATCAATGGCAAGTAAACCTTTTCGTTGTCCACAGTCGCCGAAGTCATCTTACCGTAGTTCAACTTCTTGGCTTCGTCCATGTACAATTCCGCGTACAATCTCCACCACTTTTGGTAGTGCTTGTCGATTCTTTGACCACCGATGGACAATTCGACAGTGGAGATCGCGGATTCCGCGACCCACGCATCTTCAGTCTTGTCGAAGGCTTGCTTCGCAGTCAATTCAACGTACATGTCCGCGATCAAATCACCATTTCTGGCGACCGTGACGGAAACGCGACCGGAGTCCGCGGCGGTACCGTTGACAGTTTGTTCGATGTTTTCCATCGCAAAGTTAGTGTGGCGTTTGTAGACAGCCTGGAAAAAAGTGACTTTTGGGTTACCAGTCAAGTAGACATCTTGGGCGCCGTAGGCGACGAGTTGCATGAGACCACCGGCCATATTGTTTGTTTTTGTACTATAGGCTGAGATTTTTTTTTCGGGTGAAATGTGCGAAAAAACCCGACCCTATTTTTCCTGGTACATATAAATGTCGAACCAAGAAGAAACACTTCTTGAACCAACTGAAGAAATTGAGGAAAATAGCGAAATTGAAGATGAAGAATCTATGGTCGATGATCTTGACCTTGAAATGCCAGATGATTATGATGTATTCGAAGATGAGGAAGATGAGCCATATATGATGGATATGGGTGGACTCTTAAGTTCGGTCCTCGCGACCGAAGAAGGTGACACTGTATGTTCCGCACTGGTAAATATTTCCAGACAGATGGAAGTTCAAAACAAAATTCTTATAAAAATGTTATCTCAGATGCAAAAAAATTAACTTAGAAAAATAATCCATATGTAATAAAAGAAAATGGAGGAAACACATTTTATTAGTTCGGAATCAAATCAACGTGAATCCAATGCTATTATGTGGTCTAACCAGATTCAAACACTCAACCCTGAAGAGTTTATGCACCTTCTATCAGAACTAGAAGATATGTGGGACATCAATGCTACGGATAATAGCATGGTATCGTTCCAACTTGGATATAAAAACTTTATAAATCCTCAGGACCTCGACCCTGAAACGGGATTACCCGTTCGGTTTGACGTTGAACTTGTTTCTGGAAACCATAAACGTCTGAAAATGCAGTTGGGACAAATGTATCATCGGGCTGAAGTTTTAAGACTTTTGGATACGGAAGACGATGAAGATATGAAAATATCCATGCGTATAAATCGTCTTATCGATCAGGTTGATGATGCATGGCAAATTATTTTTAGAGCGGCGCGTATACACGAACGTATCAATAACCCGACATATGTTCCCATAAATCCAGAGTCAGATCCATCTATTTTTAGGTGTTCAACTATGGAAAAGGTAGAGGAATTAGCACCGTACCAACAGGCCATTCTTGCATGTTTACAAAACCTATACGAAACGAATGTTAAAAGATACAAGGGATACTGTTGTACACAAATCAAAACCGAAGACGGTAAAGATACACGTGCGTGGAAACAGGTCGAAACAATACAGGAATATGTTTATGGAGTTGCACAAAAAGAAACACGGTATGAACTCTGGAAAAATTTATCGAGTCGAGGATCAGCGTATAACGACGTTATTCGACACTTAACACACTGTAAAGATATGCAGTTTCCAGAGATTATTAAAAATCGTCACGTTTGGTCGTTTAAAAATGGTATTTTTATAGGTAAGGAGTGGTCTGCACAAACAGGTCTCTATGAATCAAACTTTTATACGTACGAGTCCCGTGAATTTAAAAATCTCGATCAAACCATTGTAAGTTGTAAATATTTCGATAAGGAATTTACAAATTACGAACATCTCGAAAATTGGTATGATATTCCGACACCCTTTTTCCAATCGATTCTCGAGTACCAAAAGTTTGATTCAAATGTATCTAAATGGATGTATGTTATGGGTGGCCGTTTATGTTTTGCTGTAAATGATATAGATACATGGCAAGTTATACCTTTCTTAAAAGGTATTGCGCGTTCTGGTAAATCGACGCTTATCACAAAAGTGTTTCGTAAATTCTATAACGCCGACGATGTACGTACACTTTCAAATAATGTTGAAAAGAAGTTTGGATTATCGTCCATTTATGATGCATTCATGTTCATAGCCCCCGAAGTAAAAGGTGATTTACAACTCGAGCAAGCTGAATTTCAATCTATCGTGTCTGGTGAAGATGTATCTATTGCTGTAAAACACGAAAAAGCTAAATCGTTTGAATGGACAACACCCGGTATCCTTGGTGGTAACGAAGTTCCAAACTGGAAAGATAATTCAGGTAGTGTTTTGCGTCGTATTCTTACATGGAACTTTGGTAAACAAGTCAAAGATGCCGATCCAACACTCGAATATAAACTTGATTCCGAATTACCCGTCATACTTCAAAAGTGTATTCGTGCTTATCTTGAATATGCGCAAAAGTATGCAGATCGAGATATTTGGAATGTTGTTCCCGAATATTTCAAGACAGTTCAGAAACAAGTTGCGACTGTCGCGAGTACACTCGAAAACTTCATGCAATCTACGGGTGTAAAATATGGAAAGGATTTATCTTGTCCACAGAAAGAATTCGTTGCGTTATTCAATTCACATTGTCAAGCAAATAATCTCGGTAAACCCCGTTTTACTCAGGATTTTTACGTAGGTCCGTTCAGTCAGCGTGAAATAGAAGTTCGTGAAGTATCACTTACATATAAAGGTCGTAATTACCCCAGACAGGCGTTCATATTTGGATTAGATATAGTGAATGAAGATATTACATTTGGTAACGAATATTAATTAAAATATCATATTAGAATAAGATATGGATCCCAGGCAGTTCGTAAAAAATTCGAATGTGTCTATTCAGACAGAATCTAAAGTGGTACCAACTAAAAAAGGTGGACTTAAAATTGGAAAATTTCATCCGGGTATGTACAATGTTCTTGTAAACAAAAAGTTTTCAACAACTGAAAAACGTGTAGATTTACAATACATTTTAAAACAAAAACCAAAGGGGCATGCTCAAATAGCACCCGGTTTAACCATAGATCTTAACGAGATTAAAGGATATTTCGGAAGGTTTCAGACAGGTGCCATACACACGTCTAATTTTGGTTTAAAAGGTGATTTAACTAAAAACTTCTTTTCAGTACAGTTAAGTGGATACACCATGGATGGAACTGAAAGTAAAAATTTCACGTTTGTTATTTACAGCAATGGTAAAATTCGTTTTTCTGGTGGGTTTTTAGGGTCTAGTAATCTCAAAAAACAACCCGAAGCTTTGCGTAAATATTTAATTGATACGTATACACAAAAACAGGGTTTTTTATATAACGAAATTGAATATAACAATATTGCAGGGTTCTTTAATACAAATGTAAACTTTGATTTAACAAGAATTTCACAACAAAATCCCGTACAAGCTCAAAGTGTTAGTTACGAGTCTGAATTAACACCTTTTTTATACATGACACATAAAGATCATAATTTTGTTCTATCGACTAAATCTGGAAAACTTGGTTCGGGTGTGGTTCAAGTTCAAGGTGAAAGTGATCCAGATGACCTCGAAAACGCGTATAGAGTAGGTGTTGATATGGTAAAACTACTCCATGTTTTAGGGTATACGATGGGTTTAGTAAACCGTAATGTAAATGCCCCAAAACTTCCTATGATGAAAAGTGTAAAAGCATCTACGTGCCCTAAACCACGTCGCCCACCATGTAAAAATGGTTTTGAAGTTCGTAAAAACCCACAGGGATCAGACTGTTGTTTTAAAATACCAAAGAAACGGGGTACATCTAAGAAAAAAAGTACACCTAAAAACGTTTCTATTTCTTATGATAAAGATGGTACTATGAAAATAGGTGGGCGTAAATGTGATAGACTTACAAAACCCGTTTTACTCGACGTTGCTAAAAAGTTGGGTGTTGTCGGGATACGTGAAAAAAATACTAAAAATGTTATATGTTCAGCACTCGATGCAATTGAGAAAGGAACGTCTAACGTAAAGGTAGATGGAAAATTGTGTCGAACAATGAAAAAAGACCAACTCGTTGCAATGGCATTATCTAAGGGTATCACGATTGACGATAAGGATACTGTAAAAACACTTTGCCAAAAACTTCAGAATAAACCTAAAACACCTAAAACACCTAATACACCTAATTCACTTGCAAATGAAATGGAATACGCACTTAAAATGAAAAGAAGTCGAAACGTGACCAATCAAAAAAGAAAACTCAATGATACGGGTATAAGAAACGATCTCGTTAGAATGTACGGTAAGAAATGGATGACAAAGTATGGTAAAGTTATGGATTTGAATAAAGATATACGTGATGTAAAGAGAGAATTAAATAAAGCTGAAAAGAATAATTCTCTTAATGTCACATCACGTAATGGTGTTATAAGAAAGATGGTCGCGAACGACATCAAAAAAGCTATGGTCAAAAACATGAAACTTAACCAAGAAAATACACTTAAGAAAAAACTTCTCCGAAATGAAGCACAAAAGTTGTATGGTAAGTTTGGTAAAAATATGGTAAATAACGTTATAAAATATGCGACGAATTTACCAAAAACATACCCTCTTAATAGTAGTAAAATAAAGAATTACGTTACAATAAAACGTCAACTTCAACAAAATACACCGTCAGCGTTAAAGAATAAACGCAAAAATAAATAAAAAGATGGACGATCCGAGAGAACTATTGTTAAACCGTGTCCGACAAAATACAAATGACTTTATTATAGATTATAAAGATCGTTGGAATAAATATATTTTGTCGAGCATTATAGATAGTATATTTTATACTTTAGCAGATTATATAAGCATTGAAAGAAAAGGTGGGACTACTATGGGTGAATTAGAAATTGAATACCATTGTACAGATGATTTTATAAACACTGATAATGCCGAAGCCTATTTAGAAAAATATCGTGACCCCGATGATCAAAATCTTATGATATTCATATTCGATAATATACATAAGATGGAACCTGGAACACACCGACGTACACTTTTGTACCTTACAAACATACTATACTTCGATTTATAAGTTTGTGTGGTTCGGAAATTTGTTTAAGGTGTTTCGCGTGATACGAAAAATCGTACCCAAGAAAATTATCTTTTATTTCTTTAGAAAGTCCAAATGCCTCAATTATTCTTGAGGTTTGTGTACACACTGATAAACGTTCAAGATTAAGAAATCTATCTTCCATCATGATAAATTCTTTAAGTGATTCATCGGGTATACCATCCTTACGCATTTGTTCATACATCTTTTTTGATTCACCATTTGACATGTGAAAGTATTTTGTAGAAAATCCAAGAATAGACACGCGTTCACCTGTAATATTATCAGCTTCACGTATCATAATAAATATTACAATTATAAGTATAAGTATCCAAACTATGATCATACTATATAGTATTCTAACATAATATTTATTGTAAAATCTTTGTACATTTTGGTGATTACCGAAAAAAAACTTTTTTTATTTTATACAAAGTATCTTCTTGAGAATGATGTTGAAATTCAAAAATAAATTATTTTTTTACTAATCACTAACTAGTGTAAAGATTTTATAATACATATTATCATATTTTTGTTGTTATTTTTTAACCGTAAAACATATAGTAAAAAAATAAAATCTTTACGTCGTTCCGTGATTACCCAAAAAAACTTTTTTTTATTTTATACAAAGTATCTTCTTGAGAATGATGTTGAAATTCAAAAATAAATTATTTTTTTACTAATCACTAACTAGTGTAAAGATTTTAAATTACTCTAACATAATAAATAAATCTTTTATTTTATGAATAATATTAAATAATGTATCCTTATCTTCAACATTTTGAGGTTTTATAATTTCAAATTCAATTTGATATGTAAATGGATCTTCAGAATCCATATCTTGAGTGTTACCGGAAATAGATGTCATATCAATAGATACATTCTTACGAATATATGATGTACGTGTTTTCGTTTTTTTACCATCCATTTCACTTTCATAATCATGTTCCATAGGAATTTCTTTACATATGGCAAACCGTATATCAAAAGGTGTGT